CATTGGCTCATTAATTCAATTTACTGGAATTGATCCAGATGGTGTTTTGAATCGTGGTGGCAGAACATTAAGAACTGCTGCTGCTCTTGAACGCGCAGTTTTTAATTACGCAGATTCTCCAACACCGAGCGTGGTGCTTAAAGCAAATGTTCCAATGGATTCAAATAAAGCAACAGCAATCTTAAATGCTTGGAAACAAGCAAGACAAACAAAAGGCACTGCGTTCCTGTCAGATAACGTGGACATGGAATCAGTTGGATTTAATGCAGCAGATTTGCAATTGACAGAAGCCAGAGAGTATCTTGCCAAGGAAATTAGTAGATTGATGAACATTCCCGCCTACTATCTTGATGCATCAACAAACACAATGACTTATTCAAACGTCACAGCAGAACGCAGAGCATTACTTGATTTCTCATTACGTCCATTACTAACTGCTATCGAACAAAGATTGTCAATGGATGACGTAACTGTTTCAACACAATATGTGGAATATGATCTTGATGACTTTTTAAGAGGCAATCCTCTCGAAAGGGCTGACGTGTACCAAAAATTAATTCCGTTAGGTGTATTAACAGTTGAAGAAGCACGCGAAGAAGAAGATCTAGTGAGGTAAAAATGGAAATTAAATTCAACAGCGATATATTAACAGCAAATACATCCAAAAGAGAAATCACAGGAATTATAGTTCCTTTTGGCAGACCCGGTTTCACAAACATGGGCACTGTCGTATTTGAACAAGGATCATTGCAATTAGGTAATGATATTAAATTATTCGAAGATCATGACATGAATAAAGTTCGTGGCAGAATGATTAGTCACGAAATTACACCAGTTGGAATAATTGGTAAATTCAAAATTGCACGCACATCAGCAGGAGATGACATTTTAACTCTTGCACAAGATGGATTAAAATCCGGATTGTCAATCGGTGCATCAATTGATCAATACGAAAACAAAGAAGATGAAGTTTATGTGACAGCAGCAAAAATTCTTGAAGTGTCTGTTGTAGATACTCCTGCATTTGCTGATGCACAAATTACAGATGTCGCTGCTCAAAAAGCAGACGAAACAGAAGTCACTGCAAATAGCGCAAGTGATGAACAAACAAACCAAACCGAAAGTGAGGTCACTTCAATGGGAAATCCTGAAGAAGTAACTCCAGTGGTCGAAACTGCGCCAGAAGTTGCAGTTGAAGCCTCTAAAGCAATATCAGCACCAGTTGCTTATGCAAAACCACGCGTGAACTTAAATGTTACTGCTGGCGAATATGCAAAAGCACAATTTAATGCAATGCAAGGAAATCAAGATGCACGCGACTTAGTTGCAGCACTTGATGCAGCAACAACAACCGAAAACATTGGTGTTGTACCTCCTACCTACCTACGCGATCTAATCGGAATCATTGATAACTCAATGCCATTCGCAGATTCAATCGAACAAGGCACATTGCCTGCAAGTGGAATGAAATTCTATCGTCCACTAATTGGCACACAAGCAACAACTGCACAAACAGCAGAAGCAGTTGAATTTGATTCAACTGACACAACAATCACTTCAAAAGAAATCAGCGTTGTTAAAATCGCTGGTGCAAACAAAGTGTCTGTTGAATTGCTTGACAGATCAGACCCTGCATTCTTAGACGTGTTATTGCGCGAACTTGCAGCATCATGGGCTCAAAAAGCAGATGCAGACGCATTCTCAGTAGCATGTGGCGCAACAGGTTCATCAACAGGTGCAACTTTGTACGCAGCAATTGCTGATGGTATTTCTGATTCATATGCAATTGTTCGCAAGACTCCTAACAGATTCCTTGCAGATCCAGGTAACTTTGGTGCATTGCTTGCAGCAGTAGATGGTTCACAAAGACCATTATTTGCAGCAGCAGGACCAACTCAAAATGCAGCAGGCCTTGTAACTGCTGGTTCAACAAACGGAACAATCGCAGGATTGGGATTAGTTGTTGATCCAAACATTGACACCGGAACTGGTATCAGTGGCGTAGTTTATCCATCTGATGCAGCAACAATGTACAAATCAAGTGCATATCAATTGCGTACAAATGTTGTTTCAACAGGCGAAGTCGAGATCGGAATATACGGCTACGTCGCCACTTGTGCGAAGTATCCAACTGCATTCCGTAGTTTAACTGTTGCTTAATTAGCGACTCAAGCGTTGCCTGGCAGGTTAGACCCCTGTCCTGCCAGGTAACACCACACGAAAGGTAAGACATGGCAGAAATCATCACAGCAGCAGAACTACGATCTGCACTAAACAATGTGAGTTCAAGTTTATATTCTGATGCCGTCTTAACTGAAATCATTGACACAGCCGAATCAGTTGTCGGCAATCTTTTAGTTCAATGGAACGCACCAATTGATAAACATTACACAGAGAGTGCAACTTCAACAGTTTTGCATTCAACAAAACCCCACAAACTTTACGCAACACAAGTAGTCACAATCACCGGTGTTACTGGACATAATGGATCAAAAACAGTATCCGAAATTGTTGATGAATTTACTTTCAAAATTACAACAGCAGGTGCAACTGAACACGAATGGAGAAATATCATTCCTAATGGCCTTGCAACAGTAAATGGCCTTTCACAATACGCAGATGTTGCACCAGTTGAATCAGCAGTACTGACAGTCTCATTAGATGTATTCAAAGCACGCACAAGTGCTGGATCAACACAACAAGGATTAGATTTTGTTCCACAACCTTATATTTTAGGACGTACAATACAAAACAGAATTGTTGGAATGCTTGGTGCTTACATTGATGTTGAGGCGTTAATCGGATGACATTAGCAACATTACGCGCAAACCTTAAAACAGACATCACAGCAAACAGTGTTTATTCAGTTGTTGATTTTGGTGCAGAATTTGTAACTACACCAAGCATTATGATTTTGTCATCTGATCCATGGCTTGAGCCAGTAACACTTGGAAACAATAAAGCATGGCGCGTTAGATATACACTAGAATTAGTTGCAGCACCAAACACAAACCCTGGTGCGTTAGTACAACTCGAAACAATGGTGGCAACTGTTTTACCATTGATAGGACAATCTTGGCAGATACTTTCAGTTTCCAGCCCAAGGATACGTCAAGCGAATAGTAATGATGTTTATTCGGTTGAAGTGTCAATTACTACAATATACAATCCATAAGAAAGGATAAACAAAAATGGCCACATCAGTATTAACAGGCAGACAAGTTGCCTGCACCTACAAAGCAGTGAACTATGATGACCAAATTACCAGTGCAACTGTTACATTAGATGATCCAAACGGAACTGTTCAAACCTTGAATGGATTAGTTGATTATGTAATTGACAAAGAAGTTGGTTCAGTAACTCTTGAAATTCTCCAAGACTGGGGCGTTGCAAGTGGATTCTGTGACACACTTTGGACAGATGCAGATACATCTCCTACAACAGCAGTTGCAATGACCTTAACAATTAACACAAAAGTTATGACATTAAGTGTTATTCCAAAGCGCCCAGATTTTGGTGGCGCTGCACCGGATGCATTAACTGTTTCAGTAACAATGCCAATCCGATCAGTTTCAATCGCGTAACTATCGAACAGGGGTCACCTTAAATGTTTAAGATACAAATAGAATGGAAACTTGCAGATGGAAAGTCTTTTGAAGAATGGACTATTCCATGGGAAATTGCGCAGGCTGAAAAAGAAACTGGCACAACTTTCTTGGAACTATTCAAAAGAGAATTGCCACCAAGCATTGAACAACAATTCTGGCTTGCCTACCAAATGCAAAAACGACTCAGTGATAAACCAGTTGGTCGCTTTGAAGATTGGCGATCAAGCGTTGTTCACATCAATTCAAAGGATTTTGCAACAACAAATTTTACACAGCCGGAAGCATAGAACGCACATTGATAGAACTGGCAATTATTTCGCGCCAGCCATTGTCAGAGTTCAAAACGCTTTCGGCAGAGCAGGTATCAACAATTGCAGATGTGGTGAGTAAATATCATGGCAACTAGAGCATTTGAAGTTAAGATTAAAGACGCTGACATTAACGCCATTCGCAAAACTTTTAAGAATATGGATCAGATTGCTCAGGATGATTTGAATCGTGCAGCAAATCAAATTGCAGTTGAGGCAGCCTCAGCAGTTGGATCAGCATTACAAGCAACACCACAAGGCCAAGCAATTGCCAGGTCAATTAAAGTTTCAACAGGATCAAAAACACCATTTTTTACAGTTGGTGGAAGTTCAATCAAATTAAAGAATGGAACACCAGTTGGTTCAATTGCACTTGGTGTTGAATTTGGATCATATCAAGATAGGCCACGCAAAAGAAAAGGCAAATCAACTGATTACATTGGTTACAGACAATTCCAACCAAGATCACCACGCGAGGGCAGAGGTAATGCAGGTTACTTTATATTCCCAACACTCAAAGCATTGCAACCTGAAATAACTAAAAGATGGGTTGAGCAAGTTGATAGAATAAGACGAGAATGGCGCGAGAGGAACTGACATGGCAGATATTAGAACACTGAAACTGCAACTGCTTGCAGACACAGCGCAATTCCAAACTGGACTAAATAAAGCACAAGACGATACACAAAACTTTTCAAACAAAGTTGGTGGATTTGTTGCAGGCGCAGCCAAAGCATTTTTAGCATTAGGCGCAGCAGTTGGCACAGCGGCATTTGCAATTGGTGTCAGTGCAGTTAAAGCAGCCATTGAAGATGAAAAAGCACAGAAGTCTCTTGAAACAACTTTGAAGAACGTAACAAAAGCCAGTGCAGATCAGGTTAAAGGTGTGGAAGCATACATCACAAAAACTTCTTTAGCATTTGGCGTTACTGATGACAAACTTAGACCATCACTAGATAGGTTATTAAGATCAACACAAGATGTCACAAAAGCACAACAACTTCAATCATTAGCATTAGACATCAGTGCTGGAACAGGTAAAGATTTACAGGCAGTATCAGATGCACTTGGCAAAGCCTATGATGGAAACTTTACAGCCCTTAAAAAACTTGGTGTACCACTTGACGAATCAATTATCAAATCAAAAGATTTTACAAAAGTAACTGAAGTATTATCAGCAACATTCAAAGACCAGGCAACAGTTCAGGCTGAGACTTTTGCTGGCAAAATGGAAAGAATACAAATTGCCGTAAGTGAAGCCAAAGAATCATTAGGTGCAGCGTTGTTGCCTATCTTAGAAAAGATTGCTGGATTTGTTAATACAGAAGTTGTACCAGCCATTCAAGGATTAGTTGATGGATTAACTGGACAAAAATCAATTCGTCAAGCAACTATTGATGCAGGTGGGAACGTCAATTTATTAAAAGATGATTTGAATGATGCAAATGAATCTGGTCGCAATTTAGGTGAGGCCTTAAGAACATTAGCAGAAACAATTGGACTTGTTGGTGGAAGTTCAGGAACGGCCAATCCAGAGTTTAGCAAATTTGTAGACAATATAACCAACTTGGTAAAAGGTGTCAATGATTTATTTGGTGCATTGCAAAGACTTGCATCAATTACTGGTGGAGTAATAGATCTTATTGGATTGCAAGGATTACTCGCAAGAGTTGAATCTGCTGGTGAACGATTCAGAGGCGCACCAACATCCGGTGGTCAATATCCAACAGTTGTAAATCAAACGAATAACTTTGGCGCACTTAATTCTAAATCAACAGCCAACACAGTTTTGAAATCATTAAATGATGCCGCAAAAACTGGTACAGCCAACAAATTTGCCAAGCCACTAATACCAGGCAGATAATCTATGCCTTGGTCACCTAATGCCACAGTAAAGATTAACGGCACAGCAGTTACTAATTACACCCTTGAGGGTGTTCAAATCACTATGGGTCGTGAAGATGTACAACAACAATCAAACGCAGGCTTTGCAACAATTCAATTTTTAGATTTGCCTTACACTGATGTTGAAATCTTTGATACCATCACAGTCACCCTGGACAATTACACAGGTGTTGATACCACAATTTTTACAGGGTTAGTTACAGATGTTTCAGTTTCAGTGCTTGATGCTGGCACAACAAACACATTTATTACACAGATCAGTGCATCCGGTGCGCTTTCAGAACTTGCAGCCAAAGAAGCAAACATTGTTGGCTATGCTGAACAAAAAGATGGTGATCGTATTGTCTCAGTTGTCACTGACACTTTTGGTCTTAAATGGAATGAATTACCTGCAACACAAGTGTGGACTGATTACACCACTGAAACTTGGGCTGACTTATTAGGCGTTGATGTATCAGCAATTGACACACCTGGAACGTATGATCTGTTCAGTTCCGTTGCAGCACCAGACCCATTGAATGCTTTGAACTATGTTCAAATTGTTGCTGACTCAGGTTCAGGCTTTATCTATGAAACTACATTTGGTGGTATCGGTTACCAGGATCAAGATGCACGCGCAGACTATGTTTCAGCCAATGGCTTTGTGAACATATCTAAAAACTTTATTCTTGCTGATGGCATTAGTGTAACTACATCAAGAAATGACATTATCAATGACGTAAGAGTTGTTTATGGCGCTGCACAAGATGTTATGCAAGTTGAAGAATTAGATTCAATTAGCCAATATGGTCGGGTTACTGACACAGTTGAAACATTCTTAAAAAACTCAGGTGATGCTGACACTTTGGCTGATCGTCTAGTACTTCTAAATGCTTATCCTCAACCCGTAATTCAAGGCATTCAAATACAGATTGATGCACCAACTATGACATCATCATTGCTTAATTCACTTGTTGGTGTATTTTTTGGCATGCCTGTATCAGTTACAGATTTCCCTGCCCTTTTGTACCCTAACCAATTCTTTGGGTATGTTGAGGGATGGTCATGGGATATAGACAGATTTACTGCTAGGCTTACATTGAATGTTTCGGACTTCACATTCTCAGCAGTTCCAGTGGCGTGGCAAGATGTATATGCTGGCGAAATTTGGAGTACAATAGATCCATCACTACAATGGCAAGATGCCTTATTAGGAGTCAATTAACAAATGGCCACAACTACACCAAACTATGGCTGGACAGTTCCAACTTCAACTGATCTTGTCAAAGATGGCGCAACAGCAATCGAAACTTTAGGTGATGCAATTGACGCATCCATGAACACAGCCCTTGGTACAAAAAAGGCTGGAATGGTTTTACTGAATACAACTAGTTTTAGTGCAGTAGCCAGTCAATCTATAAATGATGTTTTTAGTACAACTTATGATAATTATAGAGTTGTTATGAATATTGCTCAAACTGATGCAGTTGGTTTGAATTTTAGAGTTCGAGTTGGTGGAAGCGATTTAACAAGTGCAACTTACAAGTGGTCAAGATATTTTAATAATTCTAATGCTGGTGGTTATGCTAGTAGTAATGATAATGCCGCTAGTTCAATAGATATTCCTGGTGGAATTTCTAACAGAGGTTTTTTTGTTTTTGATATTGGAAATCCTTTTAATGCATTTCATACACACGTGCAATTAAGGTCAAACTTTATCAATGGTGATGGACATTCATTCAACTTTACAAATTCTGGTTCTGTAAACAACACAACTTCTTATACTGGTTTTACCATAACTGCAGGTTCAGGGACATTTACAGGCACAATTTCAACTTTTGGGGTGGCGAAATAATGGCAACAGAAAAAATAATGG